GTCATCGAGTTTGGAAGCAAAGGAAAGGAACGACAAGAAATTACAGCATCTTTCTTCAAGCGTGTCAAAACTATCTTGGATAAAGAAAGTATTAAATATGATAACAAAGTCCTGGTAGAATTAATCAATAAGCATTTTCCTGATTGGCGTCGGGTTCTAAATGAAATTCAACGCTACTCATCAGGTGGTGCTATTGATGCAGGAATCCTCGCTACGTTTTCTGATGTCAAAGTTAACAACCTTATACAGAACCTTAAACAAAAGAACTTCCCTGAAGTTCGGAAGTGGGTGGTGGATAATTTGGACAATGATTCTGGTGTACTTATGCGTCGTATTTACGATGCTCTTTATACATCCTTGGCAAACTCTAGTATTCCTGCTGCTGTGCTTGTCATTGCTAAGTATCAGTATCAGATTGCCTTCGTTGCGGATCAGGAAATAAATCTGCTTGCATGTCTGACTGAGATTATGGTGGAGTGTGAATTCAAATGATTCCTTTTTTGGTTCCGGATCCATCGATGTTGATGGATAATTTTCAAATTGAAAAAGTTGAAGTTCCTGCAGAAATCAGGAATCACTGCATTCGGCGTGTTGTTCCCTCGGTTGGAGAGCAGTTGATCGGTGAGAAGTGGGGGTATGTTGATTGTGTTTGGAAGAACATGGGTTACTATGGCGGTAATCCTTCTGTTCTTAGAAATCTTAGAAGAATGAGGGATAGATTATATCTTGAAGAGCAGGAAGAAAGGGATGAATTAAATAAAGTGAATTACAAAGTGGAAGAAATTCTAGAGAAGTATTATAAATGATACTAAGTGAAAGTGATGCAGTTTATGCTGCCGATAAATTTATTGATTATTACACTCAGTTCAATCGTATTGATGATTATCTAAGACACATTAAGGAAGATAGGGGAGAAAATAGATCAGGATATCTCCCTGGGTTTGGTGCAGACTCGGATATGTTTGATAAGTTCGATATGCATCCTAATGACATGAATTTTGAAGTTCATGTTGTTGATACTGATACTAAAAGCCGTTCAAAGTATAATCAGTGGCTTTATTCTGAGACATTGAATTTGACTGCTTCTAATCCTATCGAGGAAGCAATTCCCGGTAGAACACATAAATGGATTGTAGTTGAAACAAACACAGACAAGATTGTTGGTGTTGTGAGGTTTGGTTCTCCTACGATCAACAGTAAACCACGTAATAATTACTTTGGTGAAGTCAAGTCTCTTAGTGATATTAATGCTCACTTCGTTATGGGTTTTAACATTGTTCCTACTCAACCTTTCGGGTTCAATTACCTGGGCGGAAAACTTCTTGCCTTACTAGCATCTTCTAAAGAACTGAAGCAACAGTTTGATGAGAAGTATGGGATAGATCTCAAATACTTTGAGACTACATCTCTTTATGGAACTACAAAGGGAGTATCAATGTATGATGGACTCAAACCCTTTCTGAGGCATATTGGAGATACTGAGAGTAAGTTCTTACCTCTGTTTCATGATGATGTGTTCAGAGACTTCTTCTGGTGGTTTAACGAACGTAATGGTGGTGAGCGTTTGATTTCTGCTGATAAGTCGTCAAAGAAACTGAAGATTCAAGTTAAGATGATTTCTATCATTAGAAACTCTTTGAAGGATGAAGACAAACTAAATCAGTTCAATGAGTGTATTGATCACGCTATGTCTCTCACAGAAAAGAAAAGATATTATCTTGGAGACTTCCGTCATACATCAGAAGAAGCGATTGTATGGTGGAAAAATAAAGCATCCAAGCGTTTTGAAAAACTTAAGTCTGAAGACAGAGTAAGAACTGAACTTGAGATTTGGGGATATACAGAAAATATGGAGATTATTAGATAATGGAACTTAAGGATTGGTTGAATTCAGTTAACTTTACAAAAGAAGATTTATCTGAGGATATGAAATCTTATCCTCCTTATATTGTCAATCGTTGTTTGTCTGGACATCTTGATTGTATATTGTTCGCTAATGAGATGAACAAGTATCATTTTCTTGATAAGGATATGCAATATAAATTTTATCTAAATAGTCTGAGGAAAAAAAAGAGATTTTCTCCCTGGCTCCGTAAGGACAAAGTCACGGATCTCGAAAGTGTCAAACAATACTATGGTTATAGTAATGAGAAGGCATGTCAAGCTCTGAAAATCCTGACACAAGAACAGATTAACTTTATTAAAAAACGACTTGACGTTGGAGGAATAAAATGAGTAATACTGTGGAACCCCAGTATCACTGGACTCAAGATCGTATGATCGAAGTCCTTTTAAATGAACCAGACGATTTCCTGAAAGTAAGAGAGACGTTGACTAGGACTGGAGTTGCTTCTAGACAAGAGAAGAAACTTTATCAGTCATGTCATATTCTGCATAAGCAGGGCAAGTATTATATTGTCCACTTCAAAGAATTGTTTGCACTAGATGGAAAACATGCAAACCTTTCTATTAATGACGTTCAGCGTCGTAATCGTATTGTGCGTTTGCTTTCTGACTGGGGATTGATTTCTATTGTTGATGAAGAGTCTGTTGCAGATATTGCACCTTTGAATCAAATTAAAGTTCTTGCTTATAAGGATAAGGGTGATTGGATATTAGAGCAGAAATATAATATTGGTAAGAAGGGTAAAACCCAGGAAACCGAATAAAATAGAGCGGGTTTCAACACCCGCTTTTTCATGCTTTGTTGTATAATTAGTATGTACGCCGAAAGGGTACACACAACACACTCTCGCTTAAATAAGGAGAAGTCAAATGACTAACTTAATGAAGTTTAATGCTGCCGATTTAGATCAGTTGATGGATAAGATCACCCGTAATTCTATCGGGATTGATGACTATCTAAACAACGTCTTCCATACCCAAACACAAAGTAACTATCCTCCATATAATGTTGTTCAATTAAATAACACAAAGACTAAACTTGAGATTGCTCTGGCTGGATTTACAAAAGATGAAATCAAAGTTTATACAGAGTATGGTAAACTCACAGTCAAAGGGGAAAAAGAAGCAATCACCGAGGAGGGACAATACCTTCATAAAGGACTTGCTTATAGGAACTTTGAAAGATCATGGACACTTGCTGAGGGAACGGAAGTTACTGATGTGACTTTTGAAAATGGACTTCTCAGTGTGCTTGTTAAGAAGATCGTTCCTGAACACCATGCTCGAAAGGATTATCTCTAAATAAAACTGAATATCGTCGTCGCAGACGGAGGGGTAACTGGCCAAATCCAGTTGACGCCCCTCTTTTTTATTGTTAGAATACGTGGAGGAACAAATCAAAAATGACTGTAAAACTTTTGCTATTAAAGTCCGGTGAGGATGTAATTGCTGATGTCAGCGAGATGGCAATGGGTGACGGAGCGGACAAGAAAGTCCTTGGATATTTCTTGGATAAACCTTGTGTTGTTAAGATTTTGAACGCTGAGAAACCTGAAAAAGGAGAAAAGAAGTCGGCATTTAATGTTTCAATGTATCCATGGTGCCCCCTGGCAGAGGATAGTGTTATTCCTCTTCCTGTAGACTGGGTGGTGACGATTGTTGATCCCAAACAAAAACTCAAAGAAATGTATGTGGAGGATGTTGTAGGAAATGAGCAAAGTAGTGAAAGTAATTTTGCTGACGAACAGCGAGAGACTGATCTGTGAGATTGAAGAAGTTGGTGCCGAAATTGGCGAACCAGACTGTAAGTTAATCAATCCCATGGAAATTTGTGAGGGTAATATGCTCTCCCCTTGGATGATAGATTATACTATGCAAGATACATTTATGATTAGTTCGGAGAAGATTATCACACTTGCTGATCCTCTACCGACACTCCTTGAAAAATACCTTGAAACAACTAAGTAATGGCACTATCTAAATCCGTAGAAGATTCCTTAAAAGAAGCAGATTCTAATCTGAGGAATGCTCTAGCATATGCAGCAAGGCAAGAACGTCCTATGGTGTGTAGAGAAATCGCAAAGATTATTTCTGACATTCAATCTCTTCAAGATACGGACATTATTCTTGATAAACTAGAAAGTAGGAACCCTGGTGACAGTGGTATGTTCGGTTCTTTTTTCAATGATGATGACGAATGAAGTTTTACACCAATGTTCAGTTAATCGGTAATCAGTTTCTAGTTCGTGGAGTTGAAGACGGAAAAAGGTTTGAGATTAGAGATAGTGAGTTCTGCCCTACCCTTTTCGTTAAGAGTAAAAGAGAAACCAAGTACAAAACGCTGAATGGTGAAAGTGTAGAACCAATCAAACCAGGACAAGTTCGTGACTGTCGTGACTTCTATAAGAAGTATCAGGATGTAGATGGTTTTCCCATCTATGGTAATGATCGGTACATCTATCAATACATCTCTGAGAAGTATCCTCAGGATGAAGTCAAGTTTGACATTAGTAAAATCAAACTCGTGACACTTGACATTGAAACGACTGCAGAGCAAGGATTTCCTGATGTTGAATCCGCTCAGGAACAGATTCTAGCGATTACTATTCAGGATTACACTACCAAGAAGATTATCACTTGGGGGGTAAAACCTTTTATTAACAAACAAAAGAATGTTACTTATCATCATTGTGTTGATGAACACAGTCTTCTGAATAGTTTCATCAATCACTGGATGCAGGATGTTCCTGATGTCATCACAGGTTGGAACATTCAGTTGTTCGATATTCCTTACATCTGCAAGCGTCTCAATCGAGTTCTTGGCGAGAAACTGATGAAGCGATTCTCGCCATGGGGACTTGTGACTGAAGGTGAGATGTATATTCAAGGACGTAAACACATCAATTATGATGTTGGTGGTGTATGTCAACTTGACTATCTTGATCTTTATAAGAAGTTTACTTATAAAGCACAGGAATCATATCGTCTGGATTATATCGCCAGTGTAGAACTGGGACAGAAGAAGCTAGATCACTCCGAATATGATACGTTCAAGGACTTCTATACAAATGGATGGCAGAAGTTTATTGAGTACAACATTGTTGACGTAGAACTGGTTGACAGGTTGGAAGATAAGATGAAACTTATCGAATTAGCTCTGACTATGGCATATGATGCTAAGGTAAATTATAATGATGTGTTCTATCAAGTTCGCATGTGGGACAACATCATTTACAATTATCTAAAAAAGAGAGATATTGTTATTCCGCAAAAGCAGCAGTCGGATAAGAATGAAAAGTATGCAGGTGCATATGTTAAAGAACCAATTCCTGGAAAGTATGATTGGGTGGTTAGTTTTGACTTGAACTCATTGTATCCTCACTTGATTATGCAGTACAATATCTCACCAGAGACTCTTCTTGACGAGAGACACCCAACAGTTACCGTTGATAAAATTCTTAATGAAGAGATAAATTTTGAACTCTATAAGGACAATGCGATTTGTGCTAATGGTGCAATGTATCGTAAAGATGTCCGTGGATTTCTACCAGAGTTGATGGAGAAAATGTATGGAGATCGTGTCGTCTTTAAGAAACGAATGCTTGCAGCCAAACAGCAGTATGAGAAGACGCCTACTAAAGCACTTGAAAAAGAAATCGCTCGATGTAACAACATTCAAATGGCGAAGAAGATTTCTCTTAATTCTGCTTATGGTGCTATTGGTAATCAATACTTCAGGTATTACAAACTAGCAAACGCAGAAGCAATCACATTGTCTGGACAAGTTTCGATCCGTTGGATTGAACAGAAAATGAACAAGTATCTAAATAATCTGTTAAAAACAGAAGACGAGGACTATGTCATCGCATCCGACACTGATTCTATATATCTTAATATGGGATCTGTTGTTGATAAATTTTTTGCTAATCGCTCTGGCGACAAAGCAAAGATTGTGGAGTTACTTGATATGGTTTGTCGTGACAAACTGGAACCGTACATCGATGAGTGCTACCAGAACTTGGCGAACTATGTATCGGCGTATGATCAAAAGATGCAAATGAAGCGTGAGAATATTGCCGATCGCGGTATCTGGACTGCTAAGAAGCGATATATTCTCAACGTATGGGACAGTGAAGGTGTTCGCTATGAAGAACCCAAGCTGAAGGTGATGGGTATTGAATCTGTTAAGTCATCTACTCCTGCACCTTGTCGCAAAATGCTAAAAGATGCATTTAAGATTTTGATGACTGGCACTGAAGATGAGATGATTAAGTTCATTGATTCTAGTCGCGATCAGTTCAAAAAACTTCCTCCCGAAGAAGTTTCTTTTCCACGTTCTGTTTCTGATGTTGTAAAATATAAGTCCCACGCAAGTATCTACACTAAAGGAACTCCCATTCACGCTAGAGGAGCACTTCTATATAATCATTACATCAAAGAGAAAAAACTTGATGCTAAGTATTCTCTTATTCAAAACGGTGAAAAGATTAAGTTCTGCTATCTGAAAAAACCAAATCACATTCATGAGAATGTCATCTCATTCATTCAAGACTTTCCTAGGGAATTGAATCTTGACAAGTACGTTGACTACGACTTACAATTTGAGAAGTCATTCCTCGAACCACTAAAAACCATCCTTGATTCTATTGGATGGAATGTTGAAAAAACTGTAAACCTTGAATTGTTTTTTGGTTGATGAATATTGCTATAGTTATTGCCTTGCCACAAGAAGCAGAAGGTATAAAAGGATACCCAGTTTATTTAAGTGGTTGTGGCAAAGTAAATGCCACTATTGCTACTATGACAGCAATTCAAGATGGTGCTGATTGTATTATAAACTACGGAACTGCTGGAACTGTTTCTGAACAATTTGGATTACTTGAAGTAACTGGATTTGTTGATAGAGATATGGATGCAAGGCCACTGGGTTTTGATTTAGGACAGACACCGTTTGAAGATGGTGTTTTAATTGGAAAATGTGGTATAGTGTGTGGGACGGGAGATACATTCGCGACATCAACTCCAGAAATTGGATGTGATATTGTAGACATGGAATCTTTTGCGATTGCAAAAACATGTCTTAAGGAAAGTGTAACTTTTAAATGTTTTAAATACATATCAGATTCTACCGATGAGAACTCGGCAAATGATTGGGAACTGAATGTTCGTAAAGGAAACGAACTGTTTAAAAACTTACTTATTCAAAATTATGGACTTTCTTAAAGAAATTGTAAAAGAGATCGGAGATGACTTCACAAAACTTGCATCCGATATTGATGATACTGAGAAATATGTTGATACGGGTTCGTACATTTTTAACGGACTTGTTTCAGGTTCCATTTTTGGTGGTGTATCTGGGAATAAGATTACTGCCATTGCTGGGGAGTCTAGTACTGGAAAAACTTTTTTCTCTCTTGCTGTCGTCAAGAACTTTCTTGAT